CCAGAGTAGGCTGGCTGCTTGTTGTCTTCGGTTGCATCTTCGTTAAGATACAGCACACCAGCACGTTGATAGACAACGAACACATCACGGCCTTGCTTGTCAGTGTCAGTGACAAGTGCCAGCCCCTTCTTGCCTTCGCCATCTATGTCGATGCTGCCGGTCAGCAACAGGCGTTGCTGTGCCATTGGGGGGAACACTGCCCCCCGATTAGTGTTATCGTATTCCAATTAGAATTCTCCTACGGCTACATTATTTTTAGGCGTGATAGTTTGCACCGGACGTTTGGGTGCAACGGAAGCAGCATTGCCATCATCATCTTCTGACGGCAGACCAAACGCAGCCTGCAGGCCATAGCGTTTGGCGTAAGTAATGCCACTGCCCATCTTCTGCGGATCAGTAGGATCTTTAGAACGGATGGGTGTTCTGGACTCACGGCTCTCGCCGGATGGTGCATGCATCAGCACAGTGCGGATGAATGTCATGCCGGTTTCGCCATGGAATTCGAAGTCAACTTCTTGCGTGAAGCACAGCCCGAACTTGGTGGCCTGTGTTGCAGCTTCTATGACAGCTTCGAGCGTGGCATAGTTGCTTTTGAAGTGCGGGTTCTTGCCATCTTTCTTGGCAACAACAGACATTTTTTGGAACTCAAGCAATGCTTCTGCTAGGTTCTTCGGCTGCTTGTCAGTCATCTGTACCTCCTGTGACTGTGATGCGGCATGCGCCGCGCTTGTCTCGCTTGATGGCAAGGATGTCGCAATAGACCTCTCGCTCATCATCTGCGATCATTGAACGTAATTCTTTCTTGATCACATCATGCTTCTTGGCTTCCGGCATGGACATGCAGTAGTCATAGGCTAGTGATGTGAACTGATTATCTTTGCTGGCATCCCTGATTTTGAGGCCATCAATCTTGATGGCAGACCAGTCAACACGAACAGCGTTGTTGTTAGCTGGCTCTGTGTCATCGACAACGTGCTGCCAGAAGGCTGCAGTTAGATCTACGATCTCGCTTAGATAGGCAGAGGATCTTTCGATCTGCGCATGGTCATAGTCATTGCCAAAGATGACAGACAGATGCGCCCTGTTCATGTTTGACAGGTGCATATATAGCTGGATCTGCGGCATGTAAGACTCGATCATGTCAGCCATGCGGCGGTTGCTGCTGGTGTGTTTGCATTCGAGCAAAGCTTCTTTGCCTTCCTCACTGGTGACAAGCGCATCAACAGTACCTTTGAATGGCACGCCGCGCAGGACTTGTGTAAACTCAGCTTGCTGCACGATGACGGCATGCCCTGTGTCACGGCAGAACCAGTCGATGTTGAACTGCTCTGTCTGCGTGCCAAGGTTTACCTTGAAGATGTGGCTTAGATCATCCGGCTGCTTGCGACCTGTCTTGACCAGCCATAGGTCATGCCAGTCGCCGCGCATGATCGAGTACAAATCTGACCCGCCAATAAATCCCTGTCTATTCATAATACCTCCTGTATTTATACTGCATTATTGCACAGCTACCTACCATTAACAATGCATTTATGCAGCCTATCGCACAATAACTTACGCGTTCTGTAGATAGGTGACATATGCTTGTAGAATTCTGCAAAGCTAGGCCAGAACGTGGCAGTCTTGGTCACTTCTTTGAATGCATAGATAACAATGTCGGCTGGATATTCCGACAACTCAGCGGCCAATGCTTTGGTCTTAGTTGTCATCATCTTTGCCGTCAGTGTATTGGGCAGAACAATCAGCGTTGCAAGCATGGCAATCCGCTGCTCGATATTTGTGGTCGGCAGCGGAACCATGCTTGTCAACACTTGGTTATATGCTTGCTGCAATTTGTCTGGGTCAGCGTCAGTAATCTTGAAGCCAACGGTGTTGAAGTCTTGGTCGTGTATTTTTTCAACCGATGGAATCAAGGTACTCACTGAATCGATCACTCTGGTCGTGACCTCGATGGGGCTGGCTGCTTGCTCTAGCCTTGCCAGTGCCTTGTCGCGTTGACATACCTCTAATCCTGCGACACCAGCCACGATAGGCAAGGTCGAAGTCTTTGAAGGTGTTGCCCTTTGATCTATGGAAATCACAGAACTGACTTGCTTCATACTCATGGTCAATGGCCTCCTGCCCATTGGTCAGGCGTGCGTCATTGATGCTTGCAACAACCTTGGCAGATGGTTGCCAATCTTCTGGTACTTGCATCTTGCTTGCCCTCTTAGGTGTTTTATAGGTTCTTGATAGGTTACTGCCCCGCTCTGGGGCAACGGATGCCCCACTCTGGGGCAGTAGTATCCTGTATCTGGTGGATGTGAACGGCTGATGGATGCGCTCGATGTGACCTAACTCGATGAGCAAAGCCAGCTTGCGTGACACTGTACCTGTTCCCATGCCGGTAACTCTGGCTAGTGTTTCAATGCTCGGCCAACATATAGCCTCGTCATTGGCATAGTCTGCCAGCGTGACAAGCATCCACTTGGCAAGCGCATCTTTGATGTCGGCTTTCATAGCCGCTGCCATTATAACAAACATTATGATTTGGTTTCTTTAGTGCGGAAGAATCCGTCATGCTGCGGGTGAAGGTGATGAAAGAAGCGTGCGTAATAAGCAGTATGATTGTTGCTCAACTTGAACTCACGCTCACATTTAGTTTCGACATCTGTATGCCAGCGGATGCGCTCGAACACAGCCTTTGCTGAGTAATGCTTGTGACCTCTAGCAATGACATCGAGCGTGAAGCTTTGGAACAGCTCGTAAACATGTGGGTTTTCTTTATGAAACTCCCACCATTTATGTTTTAAACTGTCAGACATAGATCCTCCTTCCCACTGCATAAATGCAGTAGAACATATGTTGTTGACACGATCAAGTGATTTAATGCATGATGATTTTGTAGCCACTCTGACGGCTACGAAACCATGACAACTCCCTGTCGAGAAGAAGATCGGCTGGCTATTACCTCCTAGTAAGCCAGCCGATTATCTTTGTTGCGATGGGGTTGCTGATTTCAATACAGATAAAGTTCGGCCCACTCTTTTGCTTCAGCAAATAGATATCAGCGGGCTGTTCTTTATGTGTCTTGGTAAGAAAGCTGAATCCACGACCGGCTGATTGGTACTTGGATTCAGCTATTAGAACTCCGGCGGGGGTTTCGATGCGGATGTCTCCACTAAACTCGCCACCCAATTGTCCGCTGAGAGGCTGCCTTTTCGCTTTGGCCCCGCGTTCTTCGAGCCAGTTGACCCACCACTTTTCGTGGTAGTTTCCTTTATTGCGTTGAGATGTTGCCATCGTTGTTCCTCATGACATGATAAACAGACAGTGATCTTGGTGCCGTACACCACAAACCATGGGGTGACATCACCACATGCTTTGCACTCACGAGCCTGACCGATCTTGTCGTAGGTTGATTTCGATTTGCGCGCCAAGTGCATCCATCCAACAGATTAATAGGAAGTTACTTGGCACTCGCTTGTATTGTTCCCACTTGTGAACAAGAGATGAGGCGCAGCCAATGCGATCAGCTAGTTCTTCTTGTGACCAGCCACGCTCATGGCGTAGAGACACTAATCCTGTGACAAGCTGGTGCCAGTTGTCGCTAATCGCTTTGGGTTTGCTGTAATGCGTGAACTCTGATCGCATCCAGTACCTTTTTTGCAGTCGACAAGCGCAGGTCTTTGCCAGCAAGCGTGCGATAGTATGTGCTGGTTGGAACGCCAGCCATTCTAAATGCTTGTAAAAGCTGGACATTTGCTGCGGTTGCTGCAGTCTCTAACTGTGTCATGTAACTTAACATGATGATAAGATACTGCATTAATGCATGCTTGCGCAAGTAATAAGTGGGCAACCATGGCAGGCACAAGCCCCACTAATATCACACGGTTTCTTAATGGTGGTAAGTTTTTACCATCATCAAAAACACTAGGAAAGCTTGCGTATATAGCTGGATCTGCACCGCAGCTATCACAAAATGCGTTGACGGATGCGACAACTAGGACTATCTCTTTGCTCGACAGCAAGGGGAACAAAGCAGGAACAATGACAGTGTTTAATATCAAAGGTAATGTTAGAGCGTACAGGGTGGACTTCGATTGCCCAACGCATGGCATTATGCCTGATGATGTTATTATTGTTCGTGCTGAGAAAAAGTTTGAGGCAGGTAATCTTGTTGCCTACTTTGAAAAAGGAATCATGGGTGTTGGCACCAAGATAGAGGGGCAGAACTCTCTATTTAGAAACAAAAGTGCTGCCCAGTTTGTTCGCATGGGTGAGATCGATGTGATCGGACGCGTTGTTCAGATCATCAAAGAGCTTGACGGTTAACTTAAACGCCAGACACGCCAACCTTCTTTAAGTTTGCGCATCGTGTAATCTATCTTGCGATAACGCATGTGAT